GTTTGTGGACAAAACGCGGAGCAAACCGCCAGCATGCTCCATAACGCGTGGACTGAAATAACTGATCCTATTGCCATCAGCTTAGATTTGTCCCGCATGGACCAACATGTTTCGGTTCCGGCTCTTAACTGGGAACATAGTATATACCGGAGGATATTCAAACACGACACATGCTATGACACATTGGAATGGTGTCTACAGCGGACTGTTAAGAATGTCGGTCGGGCGTATGTACCCAATGAGTACGGATCGCGGTACACAATCAAGTACAGCAAAAGTGGGTCACGCATGAGTGGTGACATGAATACGTCGCTTGGCAACAAAGTGATAATGTGTGGGTTGTTATACTCATACTATGTCACATATTGTGGTCTAGTACCACGTGTCGACATCAATGTAGTTGACAATGGCGACGACTGTGTTGTTATCATGTCACGCACTGCGTACACCACTCTTTCGCGTCGTACCCAAACCAACAACATTAAGGATGTTGGTACATGGTTTCTGACGATGGGTTTCACACTCAAGGTCGAGGGTTTTACCGACAAATTTCAACATATTGAATTTTGCCAAACCCGCCCTTGTTTAATTGACGGCCGCTGGATCATGGTCCGTGGGTTGAAGGCACTTAGCAAAGATTGTTATTGCCTGAAACACAAGGATTATCTCAAACGGTGGCTGTCCCAAGTGCGAACAGGAGGTCTTAACACTTATGGATCCACACCCATCTACAGTGCTTTTTATAGCTCGTTCCCCAGGGGTGAGGACACTGGCCGCAATCTGCTTGTGGATAGTGGCCTTTATTACCTCTCGAAGGGCATGACATCTGGTACGACAGTTACAGACAGCAATAGATTGTCTTTCTTTGAGACGTTTGGCGTGACTGAACGGGAGCAAGTCGCGATTGAACGCTATTACCAAAGTATGAAATTCTCGGATCAACCTGATCCAAACAACCCCGGTCTACTACTTCCACTTCCCTGTCTTGGGGCCTAACCGGTCGGCCCTCCACCCTTGCCAG